TTATATTTACAGATAAAGACGTATGGCGCGTTGTATATTTAGGGCCGCCATTAGTGTACGGATTCCCACAAGATAATGCTGGTGGTGGTTTAGTATCTGCTGGTGCGGTGACAACGGCTGATGGCGCAGCATATTGGATGTCACATGAAAATTTTTATGTTTATACAGGTTACAGCCAACCCATAAAATGCGACGTACATGATGCAGTGTTTAAAGATATTAACAGGGCGCAAATTAGCAAAGTTACTGCTTGGCATAACGCTTCATTTGGTGAAGTTTGGTGGTTTTACCCTAGTGCTGATAGCACTGAAAATGACAAATATGTGGTTTATGACTATAGAGAAGGACATTGGAATAAAGGCAGTTTATCGCGATTATGTGCGACAGACAAAGCGCCATTACCATATCCAATAGCTGTAGATGCTACTGGCAAGATATATGATCATGAATTTGGTTATGATCACAATGGTGATGTTAGTTTTATTGAGCATGGGCCTGTTGAGCTTGGTGTTGGTGAAACTACAGCAAATGTGACCTTTATATACCCTGATGAGAGCGCACAGGGCGACGTCAGCATGACTTTTAAGACTAAGATATACCCTAACAGCGCAGAGCGTAGTTTTGGCCCTTATACGGCAACTAAGCAACCTGTACCAATAAGAGTACATGGTAGGCAAATGCTTGTTAAGGCAATAGGCGCAGAGTCAACTAACTGGAGGCTTGGTGTACCGCGTATAGAAGTGATACCGGGGAGCAAAAGATGAGACTGCCTGACGCAATGCCAACATATGATCTGATTAATGAAACAGAAACACGTCGTAATATTACATATGAGATGACGCAAACACGTAAGATCAATGAAGATATAAATATAAACGCAAGCAATAGATTAATACTTACAAGCCCGAACGGAACGCGCTATAGTGCAAGTATTGATAACTCTGGAGTATTAACATGGACAGCTCTGTGAATATAGAGAACCATAAAGAGCAAATTGTAAACGCATTAGCGCGTTCAGGTCACAAACATACGTTTGATGACGTTGTAAAGGCTGTAGCTAATGATGAGGCGCAGTATTGGCCAGCTAATAACAGCGCTGCAATAACGCAAGTAGCTAAAAAATCTGATGGCACTGTTGGATTAAATGTTTGGCTATATGGCGGTGACTTAAAAGACTTTTATCTTTTAGTAGATGCCGCAAAGAAACATGTAAAAGACTTAGGTGGTGACTTTATTATGACATTTGACCATCGCAAAGGCTGGAACAGATTATTAAAAAAACTAGGTTTTGTTGAGCATGGCAAAACTTTAATATGGAGGCTCTAATGGGCGGCAAAAAGAAAACAGTAACAGAAACAGCACCAACGCTTAGTGACTTTTCAAGGCGGCAGTACGATACAATAAGCGGTAGAGTTAATGAGTTAATGGGCCAAGAGTTTACGCCATATTCAGGGCAAAGAGTAGCTGGTGTAAGTGATTTAGAGCGAGAAGCTGGACAAACTTTTTTAGGGCAAACAGAAGATGTAAGAGGTTTGTTAGGTGATGCTACTAGCAGAATACAAACAGGCGCACAATATACACCAGAGCAAATACAGGCACAAAGCTTTGCTGATGCCGATTTGTCTGCTTATAGAAATCCGTTTCAAGAGCAAGTTATTGATGCACAGTTAGCTGATATTGAAAGACAACGTGGACAGACCGCAGAGCGCATTGATGCTGATGCCTCTAAAGCTGCCGCATTTGGTGGTTCAAGACAAGCAATACAGCAAGCTGAAAGTGATAGAAATTTTGCAGATATAGCAGCTGAAACAGGTGCTAATTTAAGATCACAAGGTTTTCAACAGGCTGCAGCTATGTATCAACAAGATGCAGCAAGGCAAATGCAAGCTGATTTAGCTAATCAACAAGCTGGAATGAGTGGTGCAGAGTTACGCATGAGAGGCGCTGGACTGTTAGGTGATATGGCTGGGCGTATGTCAGATGCTGATATGCGTGAAGCAGCTATGCGTGGTAGTTTAGGTGAATTAGAGAGAGCACAACAACAAGCTGAACTAGATGCACAATATCAATCATATTTAATGGCCTATGATGACCCATACAGACGTGCGCAGCTACAGTTAGGACTATTAGGACAAACACCAATGTTGCAGAATGTTAGAGGCACACAAACAACAAGCGGTGGTGGTTTAGGCAGCTTGCTTGGCGGTGTTGGTCAAGTTGTTGGAATGTTTAGAGGCAAATAAGCACAAGAAGGTAAGGTTATGGTATTTTTTAGAGGAATGATAAATCAGCAGCGTAGTTTGCCAAGGCGCAATCAAATGCCTATGCGTACAGGTGGTAATTTTGGTGGTGCTTTTGCGTTAAATCCATCGTTAAGTGGACTATCTACTATAACACAGCCAAGATTTAAAGGACAAGGCGATATTCAAACAAACCCAGATATTATAGCGGCATTAGAAACACCGGGTGGCGGCACATTTAAAGGTGCAGGCGGTCGCGTTACAACTGTTGAGCCAGATTATATAGCGCCTCCATCTCCTGCAAACAACATGAGCTTTGCACAAGGCATGATTGGTAATATAATACCAGAACAAGATGGTGCTGCATTAGCAAAACAACAACTTGGTGAGCCTACAATAATTACGCAAAACATTGATGGTCAAAGAGTGTTAAGTGATGAGGAGCAAGCAACTATAGACAATGCGGCATTACAAGAGCGGTTAAAGGGTAGATATGATGCACCCGGTTACTCTACTACAGATAAAATAGCTGCTATTGCTGGTGTATTAGGCGACGTATTCTCTGCACCGGGAGATAGAAACAAAACAGCAGCTATAATGCAAACAATAGAAGCTAGGCGTGCTGGCGATATGCAAAGACAGCAACAAAAAGCAAGTGCTGAAATAATGGAAAAAGGCTTAACTAACTTATCGCCAGAGCTGCAAGCACTTGCACGTGCAAATCCTGAAGCGTTTTACAGTGCTTATTTGCCAAGCATTATACAAGATCAAAGCAAGCTAGGTACTGCAAGAATAGGTCAAATAGATGCAAATACAAGGAAAACATTAGCTGATATTGGTATGGATGAAAAAACATTTGATGAACAAGTTAGACAGTTTGAGGCAACATTTGAACAGCGCGATAATGAAACAAAGTTAGATTATGATTTCAGAGTAAAACAGCAAGAATTAGATGAAGTGCAAAGACGTATTACTAATCAGAGGCTACAAGAAACATTAGATTTTAATATGTCAGATGCTGATAGGCAAAATGTTTTAGATCAGCAAAGAATAAACATACAAAGACTAAACGCACAAAATAAAGAGGGTAAAACTAAAGACCCTACTGCAAAGCAGTCTGACAATGCAATGTTTTACACTAAAGCGCTAACTGCATTTAAAACAATAGACGACAGTGATTATAATCCAGCTAAATTATTGTCAAAAATTGCGCCTTTACAAGTATTAAAAGGTGAGAACAGAGACACATATGAAACAGCTGGTGATGCCTTTATACAGGCAATTTTAAGACCTGAGTCTGGCGCTGTTATTGGGCCAAAAGAAATGATAGAGTATAGGCAAACATATTTACCGCAACGAGGTGACTCTAAAAAAGCGTTAGAATTTAAACGTCAACTGAGACTAAGCTCAATGAACAGTTTGGCGCTAGGCGCAGGTGGTTTAGTTGAGCCTTATAATCCTGATGCTGTGACTACAAGTGTAACACCAAGCGTTATTAGCGTAGGTGGCATAAACTATTTAGCGCAAGATCAGTAAGAGTAGGTAATAAAACAATGTCAGTACCAAATATTACTAGCCAAGAACAATATGATGCCTTGTTACCCGGAACTAAATATCGCAGACCTGATGGTCAAATTAAAACTAAAAGCGGTAGTGCGCCAATTCAGGCAAAGCCTCTTGATGGTTTTTTAAGCGGTTTAAGAGCAGCTGGTACAGCTGTTAGGGCTGGCAGTGGATTAATAAACCCAGCGGTTACATTAGGGGCAGGAGCTTTAACAGATTACGCTGCTGACGTTATAGAAGAACCTGTAAAAACATTAGTAACAGACCCGGCAATGGCTGTATATGATATGCCAAGTAATATACAGAAGTCTGGCGCATTAGGTGGTGGTGCGTTAGCTGCGTTGGCTACAGGCAGACCAGCGGTAGCTGGTAGGTTAGGCAAACAGGCTGCATTAACAGGATTAGAGGCAGCAGGAGGCGCTGCTGAACTTGCAGGATTAGCGCCAGCTATAGGGCCATTGGCAAAAACAGGTGTAGCTGCTGCAAAAGGTATTATAAAAGCACCGGGGCAAGTATACAGAGGCACACGCAGAGCATTTGGTGTTGATAGCCCTAGTGTACCTACTAAAAGCATATCTGATGACATTGCAAAGCAAGTAGGTACTGCTGATGAAGTTACCCCAATAGTAGATGACGCTGTTGATGTAACAGAGGAATTAATGCCTACAAGCCGTATTGCAGAACAAAGTTTAGAAAAAATAAAAAACAATGCCAAAGTTAAAAATGTAAAGCTAGATGTATACGAAAATAATGACACGATAAATGTTAGTCGTATAGTAGTGCCAGAAAAACAAAAAGGCACAGGAACAAGCATTATGAATGAAATTATTGATTATGCAGATAATAATAGCAAAACAATAACTTTAACGCCTAGCACTGATTTTGGAGCAACATCTGTAACTAGGTTAAAAAACTTTTATAAACGATTTGGTTTTGTAGAAAACAAGGGTGCTAATAAAAATTTTAAATTTAGAGATACAATGTATAGAGACCCTAGCAAACCACAAGAGCTAATGCCAACTAGCGCAGTAGATGACGCTGTTGGTGCAGCACAGGAACTAATGCCTCCAAGTTTAATACCACAAGGCAAAGAGCAAAACATATATGACTACATGAGAAGTGTATCTGGCATAAAAGACCCAAAAGAGTTTAGATCATCATTGTTACGTGCCGCAGATGATGAAACAGTCAGACCTGATATGTTATTGCAAGACCCTAATTTGCCGGGATATCGTATAGCTGGCGTAGGTTTAGGTCGTAGGGCTGGGCCATCTCAAAATATAATGCAAAAAGCTGCAAGAGCGCAACAATCTGAACAAAGTCAACGTGTAAATGAAGCATTTAACGTAGCACTTGGTAGGCCAAAAGATATGATCGACACGCTAGATGATATAAATATAAGAATAGATGAGGAATCTAAACCATTATATGACAAAGCATTTGCTAAAGGAATACAGCCAACAGAAGAATTACAAGAGGTTCTTAATATACCTTTAGTTAAAGACTACAGGGATAAAGCAGTAAAAGATTTAGCTTATATGGGCCAAGAAACAGAAAACCAATTAGAAATATTACATCAAGTTAAAAAAAGTTTAGATGATGAAATAGGTAGGAATATACAACAAAATACACCAAAAAGGGCGCGTGATTTAATAATTATTAAAAATAAACTACTAAAAGAAATAGATAAGGCTAATCCAGAATATGCACAGGCTAGAAAAATATTTGCTGGTGAGGAGGCTAATAAATATGCAATGGATTATGGCTTAAAAAATATCACTAACAAGAAAACTAGACCTAAACAGTTTGCAAGAGATATAGAGAATTATAGTAAATCTGAAAAAGAAGCGCTGTTGTCAGGCATTAAAGATCAAATAGATATTTTATTAGATAACCCTGAGAGTTATAGCGCATTAAAAGGCCAATTTAGAACGCCAAGCTTTAAAGCTAAGTTAGAAACAGTTATTGGTAAAGAAAAAGCTGAAACTTTAGTAAATGATTTAGTGCGTCAAGCAGAATTAGCAGATGCAGCAAAGGCAACAGATGTAGGTGCAAACTCTATTACAGCAAGTAGTACAGAAGCTATAAAACTAGCAGAGCAGCCAGCTAAAAGCGACACAATGCAAGCTATAGCAAAAGGCACTGAAGCTGTTGGTGATGTAAGAAACTTAGCTAATTTAATACCATTTTTAGGTAGAAAAGCTGGTGATTTAAGTTTAAGAACACTTGGTAAAGCTGGAGATGTTGTTGATGAAGATATAACAACTGCTGCCGCGCAATTATTAACTATGCCTACACGCGATGCAGCGCAAATGCTATTAGATTTAGATATAGACGTAAGAAAGAAAATAAGCGGTAGATTGCTAGATAATTCGCAAGGCGTAAAGATACTACGTGCGTTACCAAAACAAAGCGCTTTAACAGCACTTGGTGGATTAGCTGGTGCGGGTGTAGTTAGTGCAACAACACCTAATATTGTAAATATTACAACACAGCAGCAATACGACAGACTGCCAGCTGGCACACGTTATCGTAGATCTGATGGTCAAATACGTACTAAAAATTAAAAATGATTAGCCGTAAGCCCATACTTAAAGCTAATATGAAGTGCAACAAGCCCAAACGTACACCGGGGCATAAAACAAAGTCGCACGTTGTAAAGTCGTGTTATGACGGCAAAGAAAAGATAATACGCTTTGGACAGCAAGGTGCTAGTACAGCAGGAAAGCCTAAGTCTGGTGAAAGCCAACGTATGAAAAAAAAGAGAGCTAGTTTTAAAGCGAGACATCGCAAGAACATAGCAAAAGGTAAATCAAGCGCAGCTTATTGGGCTGATCGCGTAAAATGGTGATGGAGAGTTAAATGCCAATAGCTGAAGATAGTGCTGGTGGTTCACCCGTACCCATTCCTACAAACCTGACAACAAACCTTACCGGGGAAGCAACAGGAAGTGGTACGTTAGATTACACAACAGGCGATATAGATATTGCAGTAACTGTTGTAGATAATGGTCATAATCACATACTGAGCAACATTACAGATGTGCAAGTTAACAATGCGATAAGCGGTCAGATATTAGTTTACAATGGTACTGTGTGGGCTAATGCAACTAACACTGCTGGTATTACTGCTATTGTGCAGGACTTAACACCTCAGCTTGGCGGAAATCTTGATTTGAACGGCAAGAATATCAATGGCAACGGCAATATAAATTTAGCTGATAATTATAAATTAACGCTAGGCACAGGTAATGATTTAGAGTTATCGCACGATGGTGTGTCAAGTTACATACGTGATGTAGGTGCTGGTGACTTACAGATATTTGCTTCAGATGATGTTTATATTAGAGGCCAAGGCACTAATTCGTATATGGCGCGATTTAATGAAAGCGGTGCTGTAACACTATATCACAACAATGTAATTAGGCTAATAACGACTGATAGCGGTATTACAGTTACAGATGAGGTAGAAGCTGATGAATTTATAGGCCCATTGCGCGGCCCTACTAAATTTAAAGGTCAAGCTGGTGAGGCGTTATCTGCTGGTGATCCAGTATATATATCTGGTATATCAGGCAACACTACTGTTGTTTCTAGAGCCGATGCCAATGATGCAAGTAAGATGCCAGCCTTTGGTATTATAGACGCATCTGTAAGCGCAAACGCATCTTGTCAGGTACTTACTTTTGGTGAAATGCACAAT